ACACACCTAGATGCAACTAACGTCTGGAAGTGTAACATCGCATTTGATGCTACATGGACAACACAACTAGTCGATGCTACTGGTCCTGTTGATAACTTCTACCTATCTCAGTTTGGTGGTGGTCTAACAACTAACGATTACGTTATCGTTGATCGTGAAGATACCAACAACGACGGTGACTTCAATCAAGGTGAAATCGTCAAGGTTCAGACCCAGTTGGATCAAGTTTCCAAGAAACTGATCGTTACTAGTGGTTGTGACACTGCAAGCGAGAAAGATGTATTTGTTGTTGATAGTGTTACTGGTGACATCACTGTTGGTGATGAGACAGTTCAGAACTCTGAACTCAACATCTATGGTTCACTGACGATGGCAGGTGGTTGCGGTGCAACACCTATTGTCAATGACATCTTTAATGAGTTGTTGGATACCTCTGACAACGCTAAACTAACTCTAACTAACAGAGACTTCACTACCTACGAAATTGATACCTGCCAAGGTAACACAGTTATTGGTAATGAGTGGGGTTGGGTCTGGGCACTCCAAGGTTACTATGGTACTAGTGCTTCTGCTCATGACACAAGTGCTGAAGTATTTGTATACACTAGAGACCCACAAACTGCACAAGCAACTGGTCCACAGACACTCCTAGGTTCTGTACTATCTGCTGGTCAAACACAATTCTTGGTTGCTAACAGCATCACTGGATTTGAAAAAGGTGACCTAATTGCAGTTATTGGTGGTGCAACTCAGGCAGAGATCATCAGAATTACAGATGATCCATTTGTTGACACTGGCACATCTGAACCACGTATTCCATTCGGCATTACTATTGACTATCCTAGTGGTGGTCGTGCTCAAGAAACAACAACAGCACAATCCTTCACGGTTGGCGCTACTGTTGTTAAGATCCAGAAGGACAGCAGATCTACAACTCTACTAGAGGCACTACCTGCATCTGGTAGAACTCAGGCACCATCGCCTAACACCAATCCTGATAGAGTTGTTCTTAAACTTGCTAACGGTAATCTAGTTTCTCAGAAACTTGACTATGAACAGTTCATCAGAATTGGCAATGAGTTCTTCTTCCCAGATAGTATCGATGGTAACGTTGACAGTTCCTTCGGTGTCAAGATGCCTAAGAGCATCAGAGATTCTCTCACTGCAACTGATCCAGAAAGAGATATTAGAAGATACTTTGGTGGTGGTAAACTAACCGTCAACGATGATATCAATATCAAGGCTGGTAACCTTAGAATGTATGGCACAGATAGCAAGACGCTTATCTTTAACGTTGCCAACGATGATGGTCACCCTGGCGATGGTGCAATCCTTGATCCAGTAACTGGACAAGGTGGTATGTACCTCAACGGTAGGGCAGACATCTTCGGTCAGTTGAGAGTATTCAAGCAGACTTGTCAAGAGAACGGTGTTTGCACCAATGATGTTCAATTCAGAGTACAGAACGATGATGGTTCTGTTGAAATGGGCGCTTCCCTATACATTAAGGGACAGATCATTGAAAACGCAGATAGCACTTCTGAAGTCCTACATATTGATAACTTGGGTGGTGCTGGTAACACTGGCGCTGGTCCTAAAGACTTCATCATGTACCAAGATGGATCTGTTGATGCATTCGGTATTAGAAGATACTTCAATGCTAATGGTGGTCGCCGCTGGACATATCTCGCAGCATCCACTACTGGATTTGGACAAGTTGTTGGTAACCCACTTCAGTCTAATGGCAACTATCTATGTAACCCATCATCTAGCGGAAACATGGTTGTTTATCTACCATCTGACGCACAAACAGGTGACATGATCAGGTTCATTGATATTAGTGGCAATCTTTCTTATGCTGCTAGCCTCATTATTCGTGCTCTACCTATCGGAACAACTGCTGTTCCTATCCAAGGTGATAGCACTGGTACTAAGGCATCTGCAGGATCTGCTGCTCCATCCGCAATCGCATGGAACAGCGGTGAGATGATCGTTCAAACAAGGAACGCATCATTCGGTCTGGTTTATGTTGGTGCATCTGATGCAGTTGGTGATCCTGACGCATCTGAAATTCCAACAGACCTACGCGGTTGGTGGATCGTAGAACTCTAAGGAACAAATGGCAGTAAGATACGGTATAGTCAAGTTCATGAAAAATGCCAAGATTGGCACTATCATGCCTTGGTCGGGGGATGGTAATACAGGTTTCGCCCTGTCTAACATCCCTCAAGGTTGGATTGTCTGCGATGGCAGACTACAAGATGCAGCGAGATATCCACTGTTGGCATCAATTATTGGTGACACATATGGTGCTGATACTGCATTTACGGGAGAGTTTCCTGAATTTGAAGGAAAATTTCGTGTACCAAATATGACACTCCAGATGCCAATCGATCTGGAACCTGACTATCTTAATCAACCAGAATATCAATATGGTCAGACTGATGCATATGATGTGTTGGTAACTAACACATATACAGGAAATGCATTGGTTGGTGGTTTTGGTAGCATTAGTTTGAATGCACCTATTCCAATTACTATCAATGCTAACTGTGATATTGATTTTACTGTTGATCCATCACTAGTAATGAGTGGTAAGTTTACTAATATTACTATTGCACCACCAGACTTTAGCACAACAGTTTATACTATCAACAGAAAGTTAGGTATTAACCATACTCCTGGTCACTCACATCCTGGCACATATAGTAGAGCACAAGCACAATTTGCTGGACCACATCCATTTGAACCATCTGGTATTACTACTGGTGGTGGTGTCTCTGGTAACTGTGTTAGTGACTATGGTTATTCGGAATGTCAGTTAACAAATGCTGCTACTGCACCATCATGGCAGCAAGGTAGAAATCTTATTACATATTACGGCGATGAACAGCACGAGTTCACACTACCAACAACAGATAGATTTTATAATTTTGAAGGATCTACCTACTGGTCTCAAGTTCCTGCAGCATCGTGGCCACCTGCACAGTCACATCCATCTGGTCTAGTTAAAGCAAATGATTTGCAGTATCAGTTTAATGGTAGTGCATATACTGCAACATATGATGTTCCTGTTCCAAATAAAAATCACCAGCAACCAGCATGGTCTGGTCTATTTCCAAAACCACTAGAGGTTGCTAATAGAAGAAACTACTTTGGTCCAACTACAAACTATGATCCAGACACTGCACCACCATATACTGTTACTAATGTAAGCATTTCACCAACTACTAGTTCTATTGATTTACCTGCAGGAACTGATCTTAATAGTGCTCCATCAGGTGAATTTGCACTAGACAATATTGTACCATTCATGTGGGTATACTTAGATGGTGTTGTCGCACCTGGCACACAAATTGTTGCTATTTCTAGAGAAGGTAGTAATAGTGCAAACTATGTTTATACTCTTGACCTATCTCAACCAACAGTTAACTCTACAGCATTAACAGGTCAAACACTTAGCTTTAAGCACGGAACGTATCCAACTACGACAAACAACATTACCTCTCAGTTAGATCCAAATAGTTCTTCTTTCTTGGGTCATAACCATGGTAGTTTTGAGATGATCCAATCTAGAGGATCATTGGCGGCACCTACAGTATTTGCTGTAAATAATATTAGTTTAGGCACCGTAGCGCCTGAAAACATAGATGACGCCCTAAATATTATTGCTGAGGTATCAATGCCTGCGCTAGTTACGACGTTCTTAATTAAAGCATTCTAATGGCAGCACATTACTCAAAAGAAAGATCAAAATATGGATCTGGAACTGGTAGTATTATTGTATGGCCAGTAGAATTGCTTAGTGATGATCCTAATAATGAAGCAAATGTCAATCTTTTACCCGCTGGATATCTGAAGTGTGATGGATCCATCTACAAAGCAGAGGACTATCCCCAACTCGCTGAAATACTTGGCGTTGGGAGTGCATCTAAGTTTATTAGGCGTGACATTAGTAATAATATTATTGACGATGTAGACGAAGATGAGTTTATTGTTCCTGATTTAGGTTCCAAATATCCTAAACCAACCACAGGTGCTTCTGCTGGTACATATATTAATATTGTAACTGAAGATCAGAGTGAGACTGAGCGCCGTAGATCTGGTATGGGCATCATTTCTACACCAACTGCAGGTACAACAGTAGGAAATACTACAACCATCCCTGTTTCTTATGCTGGAACATTCAATGTACCATCACAAGAGATTGCACTAAAAGGTAAACCAGCATGGTCAAAAGGTGCAAATAATAGTGGATTTACTGACAGTGAGGCAGTAGACAGTTTAGCATTGCATTCACACATGCACTTCTCAACCACAAACAGATTGAGAATTAAAACTACCAACGAAGACACTGAGGCAAGATCACAAGGTGTTGGTTATAGATTTGCAGCAACAACCATTCCTATTGATGATTGGTTAGATAATACACAATATCCTAATGGTGGTAGCACTGAAGGTGCTGGTACAAACCAACCACCATGTTGGGCGATTGCATCTGGACAAACGTCAAGATCTAACCCAATTGATACTAATATTGGATTTGAGGTTGTGTATTCAAACTACTGCTATGACTTATCTGGTTCTGGTGGTCTAAACACACTAAGATATCAATGTTTGTTAACACAGTCAACTAGTTTTAGTTTAGAAGACGTTGACTTTGCTGCACCACCAAACTTCATTAGTTTCGGTCTTGGATTTGGTACATGTAGTCAGCAAGGTGCAGGTAATTATAATGATACTGGTACAGTCCCTGCTACCTATGTTACTGGTGCAACTGGTGTTCCTGTAGACTATAACAGCACCAGTCTATCTGATGTTGTTCCACTTAACAGTAACGGAGCATCAAAATCACAGACATCATTTCCTCAGGTCAATAACGTATTTACTGAGATTGATGAATTAGTGCAGAATGATGGAGATCCAACCATCCACGCACACAAAATTCTACTGACCCAGAATACACATACATACAAAATTAAGACCAATGGTTTCCTATTGTCCCCTGACAATCTACAAACGACATTGACACTACAAACCGATCAAGTTGCTTCACTTGATCAGGTTACCAGTCCTTACATCATCATGGAATATCTTATCAAGTATTAAAGACGATGACAGTAGCACCTAATCCCACATATAGAAATAGAAGGGAGAACTATTATACTGATAAGTTCCCCGATACTCAAACTATTGGTACGATCATTCAGACACTGAAGTCTGTAGAAGGATCGTATGATCACTCTAATGTTCCTGCTCTAGTGCCTGGTCCTAGTGGCAGTACAAAATATACTGAAGTTTCTGGAGACGCTCAACCAGAGAACAATCCAGAGTATCAGTATGAAGGTTACATTTATTGTGATGGTTCAGAGTATAATATTGTTGATTATCCTGCTCTATATGAAGCGATTGGAAATGACTATGGTGGCACTGCTAGTGATGGAATTGATATCATCAACGGTGGTGCTGGATGGGGAGCAACTGTAACTGTTGCTATTGATGCTCCACCTAGTGGTGCTAATCAAGTATATCAGAGTGTTCTTCCAGTGCAAGCAACTGCTACTGCAACTGTAGTTAATGGTGTCATTACTGGTGTAGAGGTAACTAATCCTGGTAGAGGATATGATCCACAAAATCCACCAGTAGTTACTTTCTCATCTTCAAATGGTGGCACGACACCAACATATGCATTGAGACTTAACGAAGACATTGGTGCTATTCAATCAATCAATAGAACCAATGTATTTACATACTGGCCAGATACTAACATGGGAACATTTAAAGTTCCTGATCTTAAGGCAAAGAGAATTGTAGGAAATGGTCCTGTCTATGGTACTAACACACCAAACGTTGGTAACTCTGAACTAGGTGTAGGTATCAATACCATAGATGGTAACTGGTACATGGATAAACAGACCCAGAAAGATCAGTTTGCTTTGGGTAATATTACAACAACTGGATATACTAATGTTGTTGATAATGTGGAAGCAACAATTATTGGTGGTCAGGTAGTTAGTGTAACACTACAAGAGAAGAAAATTTCTGGTGCTCCACAGCACTCACATTTCTTGCTTCACACTGAAGCACCACAGGATTCTCCATCTCCACAGGCAGTATCGGGTGACAGATACATCGTATCATACAAACCATCTACAGGTAAAGTCAATTCTTTCTTACCACCAGGCGGTATTGCATACAACCACACTCACGTTCTATCTAAAGCACCTATTCTAGATGGTAGTGTTGGTACATACGACATCTTTAACTGGAGTGGTGGTGATGGTGGATCTGGTTCTATCAAAGAAGAAAACTATTACTATGCATCAGGTGGAGCAGGTGCAGGTTCATATATTGAACAAACAGGATATGCTACACCAACAGTTAAAAAGTTTACTGGAGTTAGTTTGATTGGTGGTAGACAGATTACCACTGATGGTGTTCCTATCTACGATACTACTGCGGCAGAATTTACTAATGCAGGAAATTATAACACTACTGTACCATCTGATGTTGATCAGGCAACCATTACATTAGTTGGTGGTGGTGGATCAGGTGCAGCATATACTAGTCAAGGTAATAATGGTGGTGGTTCATCACTTACTATTTCTGGTGGATCTGTTCTAAACATTACTGCAGGTGGCGGATCCCGTGGAAATGCTGCTAGCACAAATAGTGGTGGAACTGGTGGTGCTGCTGGAACACAATCACTGTCAGGAAGTATTGCTGGTCAATGCACAGAAATTCAAAATGGTGCAGGATCTACTGGTAATGGTGGAGATGGTGGTGCTGGACAGTATTGGAATAAAAATTTAAGTGATCCTAGTGTTGTCCCTGATGGAGCAGAGGGTACAGCGGGCACAAATACAACGGGTGCAAATGGATCAAAAGGTAGATCTGCACCTATCGTTGATAGTGCAAATGTAGAAACTAACTTCACCTATGGTGGTGGCACTAGTCAAACTTGGACGCTACAACCAACTAATGCTAACTATGATATTACTGCTCTCACATGGGAGTTAGCAGGTGGTGGTGGTCGCGACTGTGGTAACTACGGTGGAAATGGTTGTGGTGCTGCTGGTGAAGGTGGTAAAGGTAAGTACATGAAGTTGGCATATGGTAATCCAACAGCGGGTACTGTATTCATTGTACAACCAGGACAATGGGGAAGAACATATAATGGATCTGCAGATGCTGCACACTCTGGTAAAGGTGGAAGAGCAGGTGATGGTCATAACAACAATGATGGTGGTGGCGGAGGTGCTGCTACTATTTTAAGACTACAATCTGGTAACACAATCATCGCTGGCGCTGGTGGCGGCGGTGGAGGTGGTGGATTTGGTGAAGGAACATGTGGTCAGGATGGTAGAAACAATCCTAATCCTGGCGATAGTGTTATTGAAACAAGTCAAACACTATTTACTGGTGGTGGTTCCACTGGTGGTGCATATGGTTGTACTGGTGGCGGCGGAGGCGGCGGCGGTGGAGGCTGCGGTCGTGCTGGTGACAGTGCTGGTGGTTCTGCTGGTGCTGGTGGCGGTGGATCAGGTGGTCACGAACAAGGATATGGTGGTTACCGTGGTGTCTCTGCTATGAGAACAAATTATTTTACTAGTGTTATTTCTCAAGGTAATACTAACAGTGACAATGGATACGCTAAAGCAACAGTTACTGAAGACAGAGGATACTGGACTTCTGGTGGTGGTGGCGGTGGATCAGGTGGTCTCTACATCGTACAGATCCCATCAGATGCATTCGCAGGTCAATCTAGTATTCAGATTAGTGTAGGAGAAGGTGGATCTGGTGTCAGTAGTAATGGTGTCAGTTCTTCTAATGGATCCGATGGATATGCTAAGATTGAGTGGCAAACCATCACAGGATATGAAGGTGGTACAGAAAGTATCTCTGTAGGTGATGTATTCATCGCTGGTTCTGGTGACCAAGATAATGGTATGAACTTCTTCTCTTCTGGTAGTGGTTCAGGTAACAACGGTGGATTTAAACTACCAACAGATCAAGTTCCAACAGTAGAATTTGAAGGTGGTGGCGGTGGACAAGGTGCTGCAGCATCTGTAACTGTCAACAATGGTATAGTTTCTGGAATTTCTCTAACAAATAGTGGTAGTGGATATACTTCTGCACCTAGAGTTCGTATCTTAGGTGGTTGTGGTGTTAATAACCATGCTACTGTTGGTTTTGATGAGAATACTGGACAATTGCAAGGTTTAACCTTACAAAGTAGTGATCTACCTTCAACTTATCTAAAGTTTGGTGGCACACAGAATGATAGATTTGTAACGTTGGATACTGTTGATGCATCTGATATACAACGTGTTGTTGTAAAAGTTGCTAGAGGTAATAACCTCAACGGTGGTGAACTACCAGAGAATGGTGGTGATGAAATTCTACTGTATTACAACACAGATCAAAGTCTGAATTTCCCATCATCTGGATTTATCGGAACGTTGGTTCCTATTCCTACTGCACCTGAAATTTCATCAAATTATGATGGTACAGGATCAGGTAACAATCCAACCAACTGGTATTCATATAGTATTGATATTCCTGAAGCAGCAAGAGTAGAGAATGCACGTTTCTCTATCAGACAGAATAGAAGTGCTGCTAGTGGTAGTAATGACAATGCTGCTAACACTGATAACTATGGTTTAGTGGAAGTTGTTTATGAATTCCAACAAACTACTGATCTGGTATTTGTACCATCAGAGGGTAAGATGGCAATTTCTAATGATACTCAGCAGTATGATGTTCGTGGTGAAGCAGGATCTACATATACATCTGGTATATTCGCGAATGATCTAACATTAACACTATCATCTGCAAGTCCGATCATTCCTGTTGCTGCACTTGATCCAGACATCAACATACCATTGATTGAACCATACTTCCTAGTTAAGTATCTAATCAAGGCATACTAAATACATTCAGCACATAGTATATTCGCCTCTCATGGGTATTGTAGCAAATAGTAATGTACCAAATTTGGTATGTCAACTGAACTTGATGGATCGTGCCATTGTGTATAGAGGCATGATGAAGACAGTTCCTGATACATATTGGAATGATACTGTACGTCCTAAGTTATATCCTCTGTGGGACACAGAGAAGGATCGTCTAGTTGAATTCACTTGGTATGATAATAACACATATCATGTCACTAGAAGAAAGTTTGTCAAGAACTTCAAGACTGGTGAGTATGAGTGGAAAGACTATGAAATGGAACAGTCTGATGTAGACGCTGCTCGTACATTCTATGAGTTCTTGAGAGATACTTTCATGAACATCGAGCAACTACAGAATGAAGAGTTCCAAGAAGAAATGGGACGCATGTATGGTGAAGTTGCAAGCGAAACTTGGTTTACTGTTAGACTAGCACGTAACTTCCTACTACAAGAAAGTGACTTCTCAATGCTATCAGACAGTCCATTGTCTGATGACATGAAAGCATTGTATACTACATATCGTACCAAACTAAGAGATCTCCCTGCAATATTTGCTGACGTTGAGGATGTAAAGACAGTCAAGTTCCCAATGTCACCTGAAGCATTTGTCAATGTATATAAGGTAAACAATCCTGATGCAGTCTACCTTGACACTGAGGATCAGTGGACACTACCTGCTCACTTCTTCTATACTCAGTTTAAAGATAAGATGACAAGATATCTCATGGTTAGAGATATTACTGATAGAATGTATACACAGGCAATGATCAAAGCAATGAGAGAGCAACCTGTTGCACTTGGCATTGAAGGTACACCATGGAGTAATCAACATCAAAATCTTGATAGTATCAAGAGTTCCTTAGATGAACTACTAGCGAAGATGGAAGAAGAGAATGGAGGTGGAGAATGATTACTACAATCGAAGGTCTATCAGTATTTGAACTAATTGGTAGTCATTGTGTGATGAACAACAAATGCATTCTATACTTTGAGAATGCAAAGTGGGCAACGATGGATGATGCTGCTAAGACAGCATGTCTTGCTGCACTAGGAGAATATGCACCAGATGATGTTATTAGTATAATCAGTGGTGAGAGAGATTGTTGTATTGAGTATAGTAGTGAAGAAGTAGCATTGTTAAATGCATCTGAGTGGTTCCCACCAGTCTCAGCATATTCTAATGCTGACCATTATTTCAGAGCGTTGGTGTTTGACGCTGATGCTAACATAGTATTTGAGAACGTCGAGAAGGGCAGTTGACGCTCCCTTGACAGTGTGCTAGGATTGCCAAAGCGAGCAATCGACCATGCTTGAATTTTGTTATGAACTCCCTTATGAGGAACTTGATTTTACAGACCCAGACACTCGCCCGCTCTATCGGATCGGAAGAGGGGAGCAAGGGGTTTTATTGGTGCGCCCTTATACTAACGACATTTGTGCTCATTGGCGTTTTGTAGATGAGACTACTGCTAGCAACTCTTCTGCTACGATATACAAAATGTTCCTTGGATTTAAAACCAAACGGGACTTCATTGGTATGGACATGGCGAGGAAATTCTTGGAAATGGGTTTTACAAGAGCCCGTAGGTATGCTAATCATTCCAGTGGACGGAAGTACGATGAAGTTTCTGGTCACACCAGACCCCAAGAGAAAGATTGGCGAACCAATGAAAAGTCCAAAGCTGCTGCCGTATTTAAAAAGGTTCGAGACCTTGCTGCCTATGATGAAACCTATCAACAAATGAGACGTGAATGGAGAAATAATGAAAGTACCTACGCAACCAGAGTTGACACACTTGCAGCTACAAGCAATGTTACGCGATCACGCTATTCCAGAAAGCGAACTAATGTATCTCGGTGATAGAGAGTATACCACAGAGTATCAAGCACATCCAGAGTATCATGGACAAACTATGCCATGGTATCTTGTAGGTGGTGAGCATGAAGTACCAGTGTGTGATATTGCATCAGTAGATCGTGTTGATGATGACGATGTTGTCCCTGAGAATGATGGATGGGGACCACAAGAATGATACATGAATTTCAAGGTCCATTTGTATACTGGACAGAGGTTGACAACCATGCTAGTATTAAATCAAGGTTGATGCCATTTATCAATAAACTGTCTGAAAATAATAACAGCACAGTCACTGTTGATGGATCAACTAGCACATACTATCATCAAACTTATCCCTACATCACAGGTGATATGCTTGAAGAGATTGTATGGAAACCACTCGATGACATGATGAACACCAAAGGTCTTGAAAAACCTGAGGATGGATATGGTATCGAGGGATTATGGTGGAACAACTATACTGATGGTGGCAGAACTCAAGTTCATAAGCACGAACGTGCTGACTGGAGTGGTGTCTATGTCCTCCATCTGGAGGGTGAGAATACTACCACGTTCTGCTCACAGTATGGACAGTCACCTAACTCGGGATATATGAATGAAATCAAAAGATTTTCTGAAGTGACCGAAGGATGTGTTATGATATTCCCAAGTTTCATGCAGCACTACGCTGATGTGTCACAAGGTAACAGGATCATCGTTTCTTTTGACATCACATACAATAAGAAACGTATTCCGTTAACATTTGGGACATGAAACTTAATTAAATATCATTGTAACACAGCGCAACAATTATGGATTGGGATCTTCCTAAACACGAAAAACGTAAAGATGCATTCTACATCTTCTATGAAAGTGTACTGAAACCTGACCATGAACTACGTCAGGATGCACATGATCAGAAATGTTATCATGAATTGCTAGAATGGCGTGGTGAGATTATTGCTTATCTTGACAAACGCCGTAACGAGGAGTTTAATTCGTGACATCACCAATTATTGGATCTGACAAGACCTATGAACAACAACGCAAATGTCGTATGCAGGATGCTATCGACGATTACTTACAAGATCCAAAAATCTCAACAAAACAAGTATTTGAAGAGATGCTATCTTGTGTCGATGATGTGATAGAATATCACAAAGCAGCATACTGTCGTGCCATGTCTCTTAGAGATCAATTGACTGGTGATGCTGTACTAAACTTACAACATAACATTCCCAATCGATACTAATGACTGAAGAGGAGTTTCAAAAAGCAGCAAAGAACATGCTGATGATGCAAAACAACAATGATCACAACTTTCAGATCTTGCAGGCACAGATTGATCGTTTGAACAATACTGTTGCAGAACTGACAAAGAAACAAGAAGGATTGGAAGAGTTGCGAACGTGGATGAGGTTGCCTAAACCAGAGAACATGAACCGCAAACCTTTTGAAGAAGTTGACTAACTTTGAATTGCTTCAACCTGTCACATATGGTCATGTCACAGGTTATGTCTCTTTCATAAGCGATGAGTACATTACCATTTGCTTTATAGACATCCCATTGCCAAAGAGTGCAAACTCACGATGGGGTCGTCATTATGTTAACATTGTAGTCTATCCTGAATTTTATCATGAAGTACGCAGTTGTGTGGATGAAACAGAAGAAAAAGGGCACCGCCCGCCAACAAGCGATCTTCTACAATTTGGAAGATGCCGCTCTGTGGGAACAGCACATAAACAAAACACAGCATTGTCGAACTGACATCATCCCCATTTATGGGGACACTAACTGAACTGGTCTGGAGGGTTGACGCCCTCCTTTTTTCATGTCATACTATACATATGAACAACTACGAACTACTCCGTGCTATTGCACGGATCACCCACGCTAACATCAACATCAAGGGAGGAAACTACTTCCAAGATGAGATTTTCATGGCAATTCGTGACAGTGAGAAGCATGTAAGTGTAACTCAAGAGCATCCTATTCCGCTTCGTAATCCTAGCAAGAAACGTAAGCATCACCACGTTGATATTCTTGTGGTTGATGAGGAACATGTGACTGCTATCAATAGCAAAGGTAAGTCGTTCAACAATACTAAGAGCGAGGACAGTGAACTGTCTGAATATGAATGGTACATCGATGCGCTTAAAAAGCAATATCCTAATAAAGAGGTGCGCTATATCATTCTCAAAGATGAGTATGATGCTGGTGATCCACGCATGAATGTATATCATTACCTCAATGAGAAAGGTGTAAGAGTATACAATACGGAAGAATATCTCTACAATCGCTATGACATTTGCTTTGCAGAACTAGAACGTCGCAGACAAGAGCGTGCTGTGGTAGAATGTGAGAAAGTTCTTGCTCAAGAAGGATTTGACATCACCAAACTCTATGAAACCGTTAGTTAAGTATCAAGGCGGCAAGACCCGCGAACTAAAGATCATCAGTAAGATGATGCCCAAAGAGTTCAATCGTGTGGTTGAACCATTTTGTGGTGGTGGTGCAGTATCATTTCATGTAGGCAAACCTGCTGTGCTATGTGATACTAATTGGAATGTAATCAATCTGTATCGTAGTCTATCTGACAATCAAGGATTGCGTCGTATCGTGACACGTGTGGAAGAATTACGTGCCATGGATCATGACCAGTTGGAAGAACAATACTATGATGCACGTAATGATATCAATAGTCCGTTTGATCCAGAACGTGAGAACTATTATAATCGTGCAATGTCATATATTATTGTACGACAATTGTGTTTCTCTGGTATGGAGAGATACAACGCCAATGGTGAGTATAACGTACCATTTGGACATTACAAGAAGTTTGCATGTAATCTGAACCATAACAACTCTGGTGAGTATTGGATGATGCTCAGTTGTTCTCAGATAATCCATGGAGACTATGAACTAGCATTAAATGAGGCAAAAGCAGATGACTTCGTATTCATTGATCCTCCTTATCTTGATCGCCTTGGGTATCACAGTGGTGATGGAGGGGATCCTCTACACAGTAGGTTGGTTGATAGGTTGAAGAATGCACCATACAAATGGATGATAGTACATAGTGATCATGAGTTCTATCGTGAGCAGTACAAAGATTTTAATATCATGACAAAGGACTTTACATATGCTCAGAGATTTGGTAAAAATAAGGACCATAGAGGTGCCAAGGTCCAGCATCTGTACATCACCAATTATGATGCAGTGCCTGAGACCCCTCTAGAAGCGTCCACAAGCGTCCTGAACCACTTATGATTGACCACACTGCCAACGTACCACTGAGCGCCTCACAGATCCGTTTTCTGATGGACATGATGATGGGTTGTCCAATGGGAAGAACTAATGAGTATGCTTACCACTATAAGGTCAGCGCCAGTGCCACCTACAACCAGTTGTTGAACTGTCTACCGACTGACACACAGCACCCAGAGTGATGTATTCTATAGAAGTCGTCAAGGGAAGCACATGCGTCTCCACACCTCCGCCACACAGATCGACTTCTATCCTGT